AATATTTAAAGGGATTATCTTATCTTCGGTTAAGTTGGGAAAGCAATTAAAGACGTATGGAGTGTTTCCAATGGTTGTTGTTATGGAATTTAGATTGGGTCCGAATTGCACTGCATCATATTGCCAATCCGAACCATCAGTGCAAGAATCTGAAAAAATTAATATGGTATTACTTCCATTCCAAACATTGGGTTTGTTAATATAAATTCTTATGTATTTCGCATCTGATTGTCCGTAACTAAATAGATAAGTTATAATTAATAGTATTGTTAATAGATTTTTCATATAACGATAAATATATGAAAAATTATCTATAAGTCCGCATCAATCTTAGATATTGGAAGTGAAAATAACTTATTAATAACACTGACACCAATTCAAAATGATAAATTGATAGTATCAGGAGGGGTAATGATCCCAAAATACAATAAGATATCCATTTGAATCTCTTATCCGTGTAAATTAAAAATGTACTGTGTGTGAAGAATATGAACGCCGATAAATTATGTATTAAGGCGAAGTCCGTACAATTAAAATAGGTAAGTAATAACAGAGTTATTGATGGTATTACCCACTTTCTGTTTATCGTTACGAAACTAATTGCTATGATGGTAAGTGATACTATAAAAACTAACTTGGCATCTGTGAAATAATACCTTGAAAAGGATTTCTCATTAAATCCCCCAATTAAACCTAACAATATTGGCAACAAAAACCCTAATATATTCCCTATTGTACTGAATACTCTCAGGAGGGTTTTCATCCCTTTAATGTTATTTAAGGTTTATTGTCCAATTACCAAATCATCAAAATTTAATTTACCCATTCCTTTGTCACCCTCAACAAACTCATCATAAAAATAGGCTTTAACAACGGAAGTAATACTTTGTTCGGCTTGAGCGATTTTACTTTCCATCCAATCGTCCATATCACCATTCTCTTCAAGGCTCTCCCACATTTTATACGCCAATGTAGCGATGGTGAATAATTGTTGTTTCGCCATTTTATTTCCATCAGCATCTTCATTAATAGGTTTCAATTTATTAATGATTCTTTGTAGTTGTTCCTCACTCAATACGATATTTGCCATAATAGTTTGTTTATTAATAAATAGTCGTGTATGAGTAAAAAATAACAATTACATTTTTCGTTATTGAACTTTTATCTTCTCGCAGTTTGAGTAAATTTGATTAATCATTTCTTTCTCGTCAGAGATTAAATCTTTAAGTTTATTTACAATTTCACTAACAATTTCAATTTTTGTTTGCGCATCATCGTAATTGGTACGAGACATAATTTCAAGTTTAGTCATCTTGTCATCACAAAACGACAAGGCTTTTTGGATAGGTGTTTCCATATTAGTTACAGGTTAGGATTTTAGAGAAACCTTTAACGAATTCATTTCCGATGAAATAATTAACGCAAAGGACTTCTGATTGATGTGATAATTGATTATAAAGATTTTCGGATTTTAGGACATCACCCCTTCGGGAAGCATCAAAGTCAAAAAACTCAGATTCGTCTTTGTCCTTGAATGTACATAGGATTGTGATTTGAGTATTTTTCTCTATCGTTATCATCGTTTAGGTTTTTGGTTATACAAATGTAGTTATTTTAAACGACAATCACAAATTTATTGTCTATCAAATGTGGTTTAAAGTTAGCATCGGAGAATTCATAACAATTACAATTAGCGCAAGAAGCACCATCACACTCATTATTAATCTCTCGTATTTGACAGGACATGAAATTCTTTACAATCATATTGAGATGTGTCACAGAGAAAGGATATATTTGATTCTCCTTTACATTATAAAACCAAGCAATCTGTTCAGGTAAAACATAAACCCTTTTCTGATTGGTATTAAATTTACCTTTGGTTAGAACATGATCTATCTCGGTATTAAACTTAACTTGGGGTTTCTTATCAAAGTCAATGTAATACTTGTTTTGTATTATAGGTTCGTTGTCAATCAAGTATGGTATGACTGGTGTAAGTTTTATTGTATTGTCATTCATAAGGGGTTCGGTAACAACTAATACCTCACCCGTTTCGTCCATCGCGTATGATCCTTGGGATAACTTATCTCCCTCTATTAATATTAAATTTACTTGTTTGTTCATTTCCTGTATCTATATGCGAAATTTATCCTTATCATAAGGGTTAAATAAGCAACTACTAATATTATATCTAACATTTAATTATCTTGTTACTAAGGCTTCAACCTTGCTCTTCATTTGTTCAACCAAGTCGTATTGACCAACTGAGGTAATGATAATTGATTCGCAAAGAAATTTATACGGAATATTAAATAAAAAGTCATCTCCGTTGAAGAATGTCATATTATTTTTAAGTTCCAAACATCCGTGAATGGTCTTTAAGAAAATTTTGAACTGTATGCTATCAACGAATACTTCGTCAAGTAACACACCAAATTTTTCGTGCTCTATTTTGATTCTATGTGTCGTTTTCATCATTTTACAATTTTTCCGTCGTTAAAAATCATTACGTAAATTAGGTAGAGACATATACATCCCATCACAACTGCTCTTACAATTTCGCTTGTAGCCATAGTTTATTTTTTAAATTGTTTAAGTGAGTGGATGATTTCAATAGGGGTGTGTTTAAACTCATCATACCCATCATCTTCATCGGTTTTGTAAAAAACTCTTGCGGCGCCTATCGCCTTTATAACTTCTTCCTCACTATACATTCTTTCTTGTTGCCATTTAGCACCTTCAATGAAAGATTGTTTTACTTCTCGCATCCCATGACCGTGTGGTGATTCAAATTTATCACTCTCAATATATCTCTTAGCGGCTTCTTCAAGTGTTTCTTTCATAGTTTATGTTTTTAGTTTTACAAAGATATATAAAATATTTTAATCCACCAAATTTAATTGTCGGGTAATATCTCTCTCCTTGATTGTGTTGCGTTTATCATACTCTTTCTTACCTTTACACACAGACACTTCAATCTTTAAGAATCCCCTCTCATTTAGATACAATCTTGTTGGTATGATTGTTACCCCCTTTATAAGTTCTTTCTTTAACTTATCCAACTCTTTGCGTTTGAGTAATAATTTACGATGTCTTAACGGATCGTGTGAATATGCGGTGTTGTTACCGGGTATGTTCATCCCAACAACGAATAGTTCATCACCTTGAAACATACAATAACTATCAACGAGTGATACCTGACCCGCTCTGATTGCCTTTACTTCGGATCCCACCAATTGGATACCCGCATGTTCCTGACGAAGAAAGTGATAATCAAATTTTGCCTTTTTATTAACAATATTTATTGTCTGTTTCATTCTCCAAATTTACAAAAAATATTTGAAATAAAAAACCCCACCTTACAAAAACTAATCTGATGGCGGGGTTTAAATTATAAACCAACTAAATGTGGGGGGTTTGTTGGCTAATATTATGATAAGATAAATATATGATAATTATGTAAAAGTCAACAATAACTCAAATAAATTTAATTCTACCTTTGGGGGCTTGTGATTTATCATCCTTGGGGTAAACAAAATTACCTTCAAATTTTTTTACTCTCACATTAAACAGATCCATTTTGTAAGTTTCTTTCAACCACACAGGAATAATTGATTTAACATCATCATTATGAAGGTGAAAAAAGTTTACTAAATGTGACCAAATATAATTATCACTAACAAAAACTTCCCAATAAGGTGTGGAAAATTGTAATAAAATTTGATTTTCAGAATCAATAAAAAATGTGTCGTTGGGATAATCCTCGTGTTTCCTTAGTGTTAAATCACCATAGTGTTTATCTAACCACTTGATAACCACTCTTTCTAACTGATGTTTATTTACTTGTATGTTCATTGTCTTACACTTAACACTTTTAATATTATCTCCTTCATTTCATTACCCAACGGACTAGGAAGATTATCCGCAGTAAAATAACCACAATCGGTATGTTCCTCACCATCGGGAGCATTATCCAAGTCAGGTGACACCTCCTCATTTACATCATATAGGAATAAACTCATTACCCCCTTTAATTTTGTGGTGTCTCTGTTATATCTCTTGATACCGCCAATATAACTAAGGTCATCCGGTGATACCTCAATCATCGTTTCTTCATATAACTCACGAACTGCACAAGTTAATTTATCTTCATTGGGTTCTTGGTGACCACAAGGAACTGACCATTCGCCAGGCGAACTCTCATAGGCGTTTCTTTTACACAAAAGAACTTTGTCCTCAAAACGTATTAAAACACCGGAATACTGCTTATATTTCATTTCTATCGTATATTTATAAATATGATTTTAAGTATAAATAGTCAAAAGTTTAAAGTAAGAATTGTTTCATCCCCCAAAGATACAAAAAATGGTATGATGAAAAAAAAATTTAATGACGAATTTAATGGAATGTTATTCTTAATGGGTGACGGAACTCATTCATTTTGGATGAAGAATTGTATTATACCATTGGATATCATCTATATTAAAGACAATAAGATTACAAAGATACATAACAATTGTCCCCCGTGTGATACAGAAGATTGTGACCATTATCCCGGTACAGGTAACTTGGTATTGGAATTAAAAGGTGGTACTTGTAAAGATTCTGATATATCAGTTGGTGACTCAATTAAGTTTGAGTGGTAATAAGATTAATCTATCTTACTTTGTAACACTCTAACGAACTCAGCCTGTACCATTTTTACGAATTTAACATAAGGAGCGTCATCGTCATCCCCAAAAGATTTCTTACCTGTTGGTGGTCTTGTTGACCTTCCAAGATAATTTAATCCCGAAATGTTGGTTATACACTTATGACCACCTGAATTGGATTCAATAATATCCCAAGCGTTTACGGTAACCTCATCCAACATTAACTTTTCCTCCTCGGTTAATTCGTTAAAGTGTTTTGACATTGCCTTACCGATATCAGTTAGTACTTCCTTACCATTGTCCATAGTTTTGAACTTACTACCATATAAAGCGGCGAAGTCCTTGAATGTAAACCCTACCGAACCATCTTTAACCGATGTCTCAGACACCCACTTAATAGTTGATAATGGTATTTGTCTTTCATTTAATTGTGACTCCCATTTTGATAATACCTCATCCTTAATCTCACCTAAATTAACCCCCTTTAATTCTCTATCTTTCTTAAATGGATTACAAGATGCTTGAACTAATCCTAATGGCCAAGCAATCACCAAGAAGTCAGCCTCTGGGTTGTTCTTGAATGGTGTATATCTATCATATGATCCAGGTTTCATCATATTACCACCACCATACTGAGTAATTATATTACCACTTATTTTAACATTGGGGTTATTTTTCATACTACCTACATAAACATCCTTGTTTTTCTGTAAGGTGGGTATGTCAGCATAACCTTTCTCAACCATTATCCTTTTTATGTTTTGTAGGATGTTCATAATGGAGGGTGTTGATTTCATAACCAACTCTTCCAAGAACCCAGGTTTGTTTTTAAAGGCTAATAATAATTTATTGGTAACCAATCCCAATAACATTTTGTTTTTTTGTAATGACTTGTCTTTGTCTAAGGAGAATAAATAGTTAATAACTTCTTCGGGTGATATATCGTTTGTTGCGTAATTCGCCGAATCTACCGTTGAGATTAGATTAATGTCCTCAGATGTGAATATATCTTTTGGTGATAATACTTGTGATATTGTTTCAACATTGGATCTTGATGACCTGAAACTCTTTGACTTTGTGTCTTCCGCTCCGGCTTGTGTATCGTGGTGGTCTGTATGTATAACAAACATTGGTTTTCCGTGAGCAAAGTCAACTAACACTGGCATAACCTCACCAGTTGCGTCCGCCTTCTTTACCGAAAATTCTTTATCCCCATATTGGATTATCTCACAATCAACAACCTTAATACCATTATCTTCAAGATAATTTTTCATCGCCAATGCGGTAGTAACCCCATCTAAATCTTGGTGAAAATATATTTTTGCTTTCTTGTATCTTTGGGATAACTTATTAATATCCCTTATCCCTGACTCTTTGATTAACCTTTTTTTCATTACGCGAACATTGATTTAAACGCATTCATAAACGGATCGTTAGACGCTGCCGTTTGTTTTGTTTGTGCCGGTTGTTGAGTAGCATTACCCATATTATTAACACCTTGACCCATTTCTTCTTCCCAATTTTTCACGCCATCAGGTGATGATACATATTGTTGGAATTTTTCGTCTAGTTCTTCTTCTGACATTTGTTTTGGTAGTTCATCAGGCTCCATAAATGGAAGTCCTAAACTGGATAAAAATCCCGCATACCATTTTGTTCTTCTCGCTAAACTCGCTAAAGGTCTACTTCTCCAAAGTAACCCTACTGTCGCTCCAGGCCAAAAGTATTTAGCCATAAAACCAGCGTCTTTGGGTTTGAAGTTTTTGAAAATTTTAGTATTTGAAGATATTGATTTTTCTAAAGTTTTTAGGAATTGTGTTGCCTCTTGGGGACTCATATTTCTTATTCTCTTAGCGGCACTACCCACTCTAATTTTACTTTGTGATGATTTTTTTGCTGCGTTCATAAACAAATCAACCCAATCAGTAATTGTTTTTCTTAGACCACTTGTTAATTTACCGCCAGGTATCGCATTAATTGCGTTTTTAAGTTTTTCACCCCATTTACTTGATGATTTTAATAAATTAGAAAATAAACCTTTTGATTTAGACGCATTTTCCAATACTCTAGCCGCGGCAATTTTATTACCCTCTTTTGATAATCTTAAAGCTTCATTAACACCTTTCATTAATTTACTACCTTTACTAACACCCATAATTGGTTTTGCAACGGCATCACCAACATAAGGTACAACCGCTATCATAGATAAAAATCCGTAAAAATAATCACCTTGTCTTATATAATCTAACCCATTAATTAAATCAACCACTCCTGTTGGGTCAAAAATACCTAAAACATCCCCTACAGTATTCCACCATTTGGCTTCTTTTAAGATTTGTTTTTTATCGGGATATAAATTTTGTAGAAAATTAACGACTAATGTTTGTTCTTCTAATGTATAGTTAACCCATCTTTCATTTAGGTCTATTATTTCTTGGGGTGATAATGTGTTTTTCATTTATATAGTTTTTAAATAAATACAACGAAAAACAAAAAAGGAGGTTAAACAACCTCCTCTTTTTTGATAAAACTATTTATTCTGTTTTGAGCAACCTCCACATAATTTGGAGATAGTTCAATTCCTATCCATCTTCGTTCTAATATCTGAGCAGCAACCAAACTTGTTCCACTACCTGCGAATGGATCTAATATCACATCATTCTTATAAGATAGTATCTTAATTGCCTTCGTTGGGATATCCATACTAAAGGTCGCCTTCGTCATTGGTCTTGAATCATTGAGGTATTTCCATTGTCCGAATACCAACTCCATAAACTCTTTCTTATCTTCGTCCTGATAAACTACTTTGTTTTTGAATGTTCCATCCTCTTGTTCTATTTGAGTCGGGACTCCCTTCCATTGTGGTTCTCCCTTAACCTTCTTAATGTGTTTGTGTTTGTATGCCAGTATGACACACTCCTTCGGGTTATATATGTAGGGTGAAGATGGACTCATCCAAGAACCCCATGCAGTGGTCTTACTTCGGTGGGGGGAATCTTCTTCTAAGTCAACAATACCAAAAAACTTAAAACCCACTTTCTTCATAACTTGATAAAATTCTGAAGCAAAAAATACCCTACCACCTCTTTCTTGTACATTAACTTCCAAAGGTATGTTTATGGCTACCCTACCGTCATCTTTTAATACATCATAAGCCTCTTGAAGCCATTTTTCAGTCCATACCCAATAATCATCCATAAGAGTATTGTCAATGTGAGTATCGTAAGGTATTCCAACATTGTACGGAGGGCTACTCACAATTAAATCAATACACTCTTTGGGTATTTTTTTCATTACTTCAATACAATCCCCATTTATAATTTTTCCAGTTTCTACCATATTTTATCAAATTTTATTTTTTTTCTATTTAAAAAGAAATAGTTGTTATCATAAAAATAACTTTTAATTTTTAACAAATCAATTTTGTTCGCAATTTGTAACCTGTAAAAAGTTTCATAATCATATTCACTTATAGAACTTAACCCATTTTGGGATAATGTTTCCTTTATTTTTTTCAAAAATTGTTTAGACCCGGATGTAAAAGTTACCGAATGATACGTCTTATTTTTAACATTTCTTTGGGTTATGCACCCATCACCATCAAAATAACCTAAAATAAAAGATGGAATTAGAGTGTCATCAATTAATGGAAATGCAATAGAGTTTGTTTTATTTTGTCCGCACCCCAATCTAATTAAATCTTCAACTATTTTTTTTGAGTTTATTAATAAAACTTTACCAGTTGATTGATAATTCTTACCGTTTTTACCTGTAAATTTTGATGTTTCAGTTCTTAATTCTTTCTGATTACTTCCAATATGGTTTAAAAAAGAAAACAAGTGATCCTCATCCAAAGTAGAAAGTTTAATTTTTAATACGTACCCACCCTTTATATTTCTTACACACCCATCGGCGAATAAAAACCCAAGCCAATAAGATTTCAAATTATTATCAATATTTTCAAAAAAATCTTCATCATAAAAAAATTTTCTACGTCCTCTTATTTCAATTTTATTTTCTTTTAATATTTTAGAAATTTTTCGTGTGTTTACCCCATATTCTGATGATATTTTTGGTATGGATTTCCCATCCGTATATTCATTTATAATGTTTAGTATTAACTCATCATCTAATATAATTTTTTTCATACACTTATTTATTAAATAAATATCATAAAGTGTATGTTTGTCGCAATAAAATTATTAATAATTTTTCCAAAGTGTTTCCACCTTTGTTTTAGGTTTTCTATTTCCGCTAACGGTATTAACATCAAAGTTAATCTTAGTAAATCCGTTCTCAGTTAATCTATCATATAACGGACAATCGTATCCACTAATTAATATTTTTGAATTGGTATTGATGACGCTATCCAAAAATTGATTATGCATTTCATCATCCATATCAACAATGTATCTTGTCTCACCCCTCGTTGATTGAACATATGGTGGGTCACAATATATAAACGCATTTGGTAGGTTATATCTATTGATTATGTCAATACCGCTCCTATTTAATACGATCACTTTTGATAATCTTTGATGTAGTTCGGGTAACCTATCTATTGCCGATAAGAAGTCGGACACCGATTTACCCATCTTTCTTCTGATTACCGTATTAATACTGATACCACCAATTCCGTTGTGTGATGTTCTATTAACATAGAAAAAATAAAACGCTCTGTCAAGTACTGATATCTCTTGTTTTAATTTTTCCTTAAATTCTTTTCGTAAATCCTCAGAGTAATGAACAAGGTCACACTTATATTTAAATTGTTCAAATAGTTCGGTGTCAGATATTACCTTATATAATGAATATACGTTTTGTTCAAGGTCGTTATAAATTTCAATCGGTGTTTCAGGTTTCTTTAACCCTATTGAAAATGACCCCCCAAATGGTTCAATGTATGTATCGTATGTATCTGACGGGGGAAAGTGTTCTAAAATATTATTAAACATTGTTGATTTTCCTCCGAAATATTTAATTGGGGTGTTCATATAATTATTTTTCTAAGTTTTCAATTTTTCTGTTGAGATACCAAAGTGCTTTCTTTAAATCTTGTAGTTCTTTGTCGGTATCTTTTTTCCCTGCCCTTGCCACATATTTAACAACATTGAATAGATATGCGTCCTTATCTAAATCCCAAGCCTCACACACCTTCACGACCTCAT